CAACAAACTGCATTGAAGTATATTGCATTATTGACAAAAGGAAAGGGCACTGTTCATGCATTGGAAATATTAAATGATTATTTTTTGCCTCATATTGGTGAAACAAATTATATTGCCAAGGCATATGCTCTTGGAGACATTGTCTTTCGATTGTTATCTGTCTATTCAGGAATTGAAAAACCTACCGACAGAGACAATTTTAAATTCAAGCGAATCGAATTGGTCGGATCTCTTTTGTACGATTTATTCCGTGAATATTGGAATATTCAATTGAAAAACGTGAATTTGGAATTTGAAAAACGCTTATACTACGACCAAGAAATGTATGAAAACGATTTATTTGGTTTAATTACTAATAATTATAAAGAAGTTTTCCGTGAAAGAGATTTGGAAAAGGGATTCAAAAAGGCATATAAGGGAAATTGGGGGTCACAAACCCACACAAAACGAGTGGGGGCAGTTCAGGATTTGAATCGATTATCATTTAATTCAGCAATGAATCATTTACGAAAAACAAATCTTCCATTAGATAGCAGTGTAAAATTAGTAGGTCCAAGAGTGTTACATAATTCTCAATGGGGATTTATTGATCCGATTGATACCCCAGATGGTGGAAGCATTGGATTGCATAAACATTTGGCTATATCCACCTATATTACTCGAGGTGTTTCAAGGGAACCTATGATTGCATGGTTGCGTGAAAAATGGGCTATGAAATTGATCGAAGAGTTTGTTCCTCTTGGACTATCTAAATCTACAAAAGTATATATAAACGGATTTATGGTAGGTGCGGTCGATAAACCGATACAGTGTGTAGAAACATTCCGGTTATATCGAAGAAATGCATTATTACCAATTTATTCAAGTGCTGCATTTGATATTCGATTAAATACCATATTTGTTTATACAGATGCAGGTCGATTGTGCCGTCCTATTTTTTACAAAGACGAACATTCCAAGAAAATGTCATACCAATCAAAAACAGTGTTGAAAACATTACAAGACAATGATTTTTCATGGGAAGAATTGATTACTGGATTTAATAAAAAGCGAGAATCCGTCAATTTTGATCCAAGTGAAATGAAAATATACAATTTACACGAATTATATGAAGGTGTCGAAAATGAAACAAATCCTGCAAAACTCGATCGTTTTTTGAAAAACAAGGGTATATTAGACTTTATCGACAATAGTGAAAGTGAGCACGCATTGATTGCATTTGACACAGATTCATATGAAGAAACGAGTAGCGATTCTGTCGATACAAAATACACTCATTGTGAAATCCATAATTCCCTTATGTTTGGTATGATGTGTAATATGATTATTTTTCCCGAAAACAATCCCGCCACACGTAATTCATTTTCTTGCGGACAAAGTAAGCAAGCATGTTCTATGTATCATACAAATTACCAAGTTCGTATGGACAAAACTGCTGTTGTATTAAATTATGGTCAAACGCCATTGGTAAAATCTAGATATTTAGACCATATCACACACGAAGAAAATCCATATGGTGAAAATGCTATTGTGGCGATTGCATGTTTTACGGGTTATAATGTAGAAGATGCTATTTTGGTAAATGAAGCTTCGATTAAACGTGGATTATTCCGTACTTCTTATATTAGTTGTTATGAATCTCATGAAGAATCAACAAAAAATATGGATACAGTTACTGATATTAAATTTACAAACATCCAAGAAAACCCAAATGTTGTAGGAACGCGTAGTGGTTCTGATTACAGTCAATTAGATGAAAATGGAATGATAAAAACCGGTACTATTGTAACAGAAGATACGGCACTTATTGGTCGCGTTGTTGTGAATTATCCATTAGGCGATAATGCGATCAATCAAGATGCGGTAAATAGCGATGATTCTAAATTTCCCAAAAAAGGTCAAACGGGTGTGGTGGAACGCGTATTTATTACAGATGACGAAGAAGGAAAAAGAATCGCCAAAGTGCGAATTATTGACCAACGAATACCAACTCTTGGAGACAAAATGGCGTCACGTGCAGGTCAAAAGGGTACGATTGGCATGGTTGTTCCAGAACGAGATATGCCTTTTACTGCGGATGGTATTCGTCCTGACTTAATTATTAATCCTCATGCACTTCCTACACGTATGACCATTGGACAATTAGTAGAATGTATCACAGGAAAAGCGTGTGCAATGATGGGTGGTTTTGGAGATTGCACTGCATTTAATAATAAAGGTTCGAAAATCGGTGTTTTCGGTGAGATCTTGACAAAACAGGGATTTCATTCCAATGGAAATGAAATATTGTACGATGGTATGAGCGGAAAACAAATGGAAAGTGAAATATTCATGGGTCCCACATATTATATGCGTTTGAAACATATGGTAAAAGACAAAGTAAATTCGAGAAGAAAAGGTCCAAGAACAAAATTGACAAAACAAGCCGTAGGTGGGCGTGCAAATGATGGTGGTTTGCGTATAGGAGAAATGGAACGTGATACACTTATTTCCCACGGTATTACCGACTTTTTAACAGAGTCTATGATGGACAGAGGTGATAGATATTACTTGGCAGTTTGTAATCATAGTGGTATGATATCTATTTATAATCCAAATAAAAAGTTGTTCATGAGTCCAATGGCAGACGGACCTTTAAAATATGCAGGTTCGTTAGAAAACGAAGATATGAGATTGGAACATGTAACACAATTTGGTCGTTCTTTCAGTGTGATTAGTATCCCCTATTCATTTAAACTACTTGTCCAAGAATTACAAGCCGTCAATATTCAAATGCGTATTATAACAGAAGATAATATTGATCAAATTGAGAATATGTCTTATTCTAACAATATCGAAAAGGTTACCAATGGTAAAATCAAGTCATCGGAATCACTTATTACAAGTATTCAACAACTATTAAAAGAGAAATTAAGGGATCGTATTAATACTCCTGATGAAAATGATTTTACGCCAAATAGTCCAGATACTCCTGTATATAATCCCAATAGTCCAGGAAGTTCGGTATATAATCCAAATAGTCCTGGAAGTCCGGCATATGATCGAAATAGTCCTCCTTATTCGGCAATATTAGGAAGAGCAATGACTGAACAAGAATTTTATGCTCAAGGAAGTCCTCCATATGCCCCGGGAACACCACCATATCCTCCGGGTTCTCCACAATATGCCCCCGGAACACCGCCATATCCTCCGGGTTCTCCACAATATGCCCTCGGTAGTCCCGAATATGGACCGGATAGCGCAGAGAATACAACCGATAAAGAAGACAGCAGTCCTGAATACAATCCAATGACGCCACCCTATCCACCGGGATCACCTGATTATCCTCCTCCCGGAAATTCGCCCCAAGAGGGAGGTGGATCACGATATAATATTGGAGAAAGGGTTTGTATGCGAAATTGTAAAGACAATTACCCCACCAGACCATGGAAAGTTAGTCATGTTGGACCCAAATTTTTGACAGTATCAGCAATAGATAATAGAGGATTGTCTGAGAATGAGGCCACCAATGTAGTTTTACCTTTTGATATTTTCCCAGAAACACAAGCACAATCATATGCACCAACCGCAAATAATGGAATGAATACACAGTTCGACAATCAACCTGCAATGAGTGTTCCGAATAATCAACCAACTGTTATTATTGCACCTAAATTTTTTAATGGCAATGGAAGTGACAATTCTATGACTGATGCACCTACGACTACCGAACCAATTACATATGATAATTTAACTAACCAACCGAGTATTGTTGTAAAAGATAGCATAGTCAAACAAACAACCAAGGCACCAGAAGAAAAATCTAGAGATGCTGAACCCGATTTTTCTAATTTGGTTATCAAAAAAGTAGGATAAAATTGATATTAATAAAATGAATTAAATATATATCATAGAGTTATATTTAGTAAAATGTCAACAATTAGTTCTCGTATTATAGGTATTTATAAATCAAGACAAACTATCCTTGAACAGTTGAAACGTCAAGGATATAATGTAGAAGATTATGAAAATTTCAGTATGAATGAGATTGATTCCATGTTCTCCAATTCACAATTGGACATGTTAATTCACAATGAAGAACTTGATAGTAAAATATACATCAAATATTATTTTAATATTAAACAAACAACAAAGCAAATCAAAAAGGAGGTATTGGATAATATTATTGAGGATTTATTCGTGATTGAAGAAGTATTAACAAAAAAGGATTCATTGGTTGTAATTATTGATGATGAACCAAACGATTCGATTTTAACTCGAATCAAATACTTATATGATCATGACGGTATATTTGTAATTATTCATAATATTCATCGTTTGCAATTCAATATTTTAGATCATACATTAGTACCAAACATGAGAATATTAACCACAAAAGAAGAGGAAGAATTTATGAAGAATCGTCAAATCAATAGTAAATCACAATTACCCGAAATATCTCGATTTGACCCCCAAGCTTTAGTAGTCGGTCTTCGACCTGGAAATATTTGTCATATTCAAAGGGAAAGTGTAACAGCATTAACAAGTGATTATTATCGTATATGTGTCTAGTGGTAAATTTATTTTACGAATACTTATTATAACAAGTATTTGTATAGAATGTCTATTTCAAAAAAAGATCATACATTTGAATTAAGTTACGATCCGTATAATTTTTATTACTCTACAAATAGACAAGACTTACCTGATGAGAATATTTGCACGGAATTGATAGAAAAATATGAAGATGAAACGTTAAAATGCGATAATGGCGGAAAAAATCAACAATGTTATCAATACGAATTATGTAAAAACAAAAATTTAGCAAATGAAATGTTTGAACGAAGAAATAATCATATTACAACAAATGCCAGTTTTAATAATTTGCATTTAAAATACCAATATGCTGTATTAAAAACGATTAATTTATCAGCAGGAATTATTGGATCGATTATATTTATATACTATTATAATAAGTAAAGAAATTTTGATGTTTGTAGAATATTCTTCCAGTCCTAAAACGGATAGTTTAGAACATCCTAACAATGTTTTTGAAATGCAAAATAAAATGTCAAATAATTTGAATTCCTTTCAAAATCACTATGGTAGATATTTACGATGTCAAAATGAAGATACTGCCAAAAATGTTGATCCACCATGTGATTTTGTTGGGAGAGATAGTTTTAGTGAATTGCAAAATGCTTATAAAAATTTAATGGATGACTTAACCGAAATAGAAAATGTATATGAAAAACAGAGTGATTATAATGCAAAAACAGTAAAAGTATTTAATGAAAATGAAGAACAATTAAATGTCAATTATAAAACATTAAAAAAAGAACGAAAACATTTAGATCAACAATTGAAAACACTGCAAGAATATTCTGATACAAATATTTCCCCGGAAAATCGTAGATTAAAAAGTGTGAATTTAATCAATACTATATTAATCATTTTTGCAATATATTTAATTTATGTGATTTTCGTGGATTTATAAACAATTTTATTTTCATAATAAATATCCATTTAATATAAATAGAATATTAAATGGAACCTAATAAATTATTCACGCATGATCGTTTATCCGATTTTGTAGATAACTATAAAAAATTTGTTCAAACAAAAAAAAAGGAACAAGAAGAATTGGATCCAAATTTAAACGCATATAGTTATTATCATTTTTCCAATAATCCAAATGGAATAATTATGAATTCTATTGGTCGTTTTGGACAAAATATACTGTCTGCTGTTTCTGCGTGGTCTCCTATGAAAAATAAAAATGGAATCGATGCTTGGAAAATTAATTTAGCCCGAGGACTTGGGAAATTTAGAGAAAGTGAGCATGCTCTCTTTCAATCAAACAAAAAATCAGGATTAGAATTTGTAATTAATTATGACGATATACCGACGGGATTATATAATAATGCACCTAAAATGAATATTGACCAAAGAAATTATGCATATAAATCATCGGTACAACATACAGATAGAGGAACCGATAATTCCGTAATTGGAATTTCAAACGATTTTAGTAATCTACAAGCAGCCACATCGAACAAACTAAGTTTGAATAAAACAAGTCTTATTTATAAAATGGTGTCGGTAGATTGGCATGGGTTTTTTTTAGGACAAGCGGGAAATTATACCATAAATTGCAATGCTGAAAACTGTTTATTTTATATTTGGGTAGGCGACAAAGCTGTCTGTGAATTTATGAATGGTAATTCTGACGTTAATAATAACCAAACTACTAGTGAGAAACTATTTTTTCCCTACGAACAATTTCGATACATACGCATTCAAATATATTATTTTGGAAATGTTCAAGATAATGTGTCTTTCGAAATACTGTTTAATCGCATCACTTTAGAAAATAAGACCGAGATGAAAGAGACGCTTTCATTTAATAATGAAAATATTCGCTCTTCCATGTTTCAATCAAATATTGTTCCTAATTTAATGGCCGCAAATGGTCCTTCACCTTCACCTTCACCTTCACCTTCACCTTCACCTTCACCTTCACCTTCACCTTACAAAAAAGCAACAAATGCCAATGAATTTTTTTATCATGTACCCAAATATTTCCCTTTAATATTATATTGTGCATTTGTTTCCGAAAATGAACAAGATTTTTTGAATAATCAATTTTTATGTTATTCTATGGTTGAATTTAAAAACGATATCTTAGTAGTAAAGGATTATGACCAATTAGGCATTTTTTATCAAAATATAAGAATGTTTATGCGCGCTGTTCTAGATAATAAATACGATTACAATGATTCAAATCGGTTAAGTTATGGTGTTATGTCTCCAATTAATGTTCAATATACTATTATAGAACCAGGTTCGTCAAATAGTCCAGCACGCGAAGTTACAAATGGAGCACCATTTGCTTTTTCTTTGTATAAATTGAATTCAGATTTCAGAATGGGTAAAATATATCAAATTGAAGGATCATTAAATGAAAATTTTTCCTATCCTATGAACGAAATGGGCAAAGAGTTTACAAAAAAAAGTTTAAATTATGCAAAGGACTATGAAGTATATCCTGGATATTATCCAAATGCAAACGCAATTGATGTTCAATATTATAATAAAGCAGTAAATAAAAATGAACTTCAATGTAAAGAATTATGCAACAATAGTACGAATTGTGCCTATTATTATTCATATAGTTCAAATGGTACCAATAAATGCATAATTGATTCACAAAACAGCGTTCCGACTTTTAATCGGGTTCCTCCAAAAAACACCAACGAACCAGTAGATCAGGGTACGACATCATTGAATTTACGAAATTATCAATTTAATATAAATAGCAATAACAAAGAGTGTTTAAGTTTAAATGATAATATCAAAAATAATGTATTACCGGTGTTGAATAATTCAAATTATTCCGATACATTTAAATATTCCAATTATAATTTAGACAATAAAATGAAAATTCAAAGTCCGGATGACATGGGTTTATGTGGAAATTCAGCGTACATAAAAAAATTAAATGAAGCAGCAGATATTTTGTTTAAAGACACCACTTATAATAAAAATGGCACTTTTGTAGAAAATTTTAGTGATAACATACCTGATTCAAAATATACAGATGCGATCGATGACACAGGTGATGGTATTCGAACAAATTTAAATAATGAATTGCTCTATGCAAACAAGCAACAAGTTATTAATAAGAAACATCAGGAACTAAATACTTTAATACCAGAATATGAAAATACACGCGAAGAAATCGGAAAAAAAGAACAACTATATGTACCAAATCATATCCAATCCAGTGATCAGACTGGAGTACGAATTTTGAAAAAACAGATTATGGATAACAACGAATTATATTTATCATCAAAATTATTATTTACTTTAGGAACAGTTAGCGTAACTACACTACTTGTATTTGCAATTGTCCTTGCGCGCGATTAATCCATTTTTTTAAACATTTATATATTTCTAATATATACGATTAGTAATATAATGTCTAATAATGGAAAATTTGATTTATCTGGTGTTTTTCAAGTCCAACAAAATTATTTAACCGATTTGTCAAATTCTTATCCGAACGTAAATAATGCACCTTTAATTGCAAAATATGTGCTAGATTTGCAAAACAAGGTAAGTGATGTTACCAAAAGTTATGAAAATGCAGATACTTCTGCTGATAATGTTCTTACAGAACAAAATGATATGATTGATATTATTAAAACCGAACAAGATAGAATTGATCTAAAAAAAGAACATATTGACCAAGCCGTTATGGAACAAAAACGAAAGGCATTATTAACCGAATCCAGTCGTCTGAGAAATGCCGAATATACTAAAATTATTTTAGTTCTGGTAATCTGTATTGTTATTCATATTTTATTAGTAGTTGCATACAATCATTTTTTTGAAGATCCCGTCCCATCGAATGTATTTACGATGTTTGCACTTGCTCATTTATTTAATTTCGCAATTTGGACGATTACAGCATTTTATATGTATGTGAATATTCAAGCACGAAGTCAAATCAATTTCAATGAATTAAATTTACCTCCTCCGAATACAACCGATAGTCAAGGTTCTACCCCAGCAACTGCCGATTATAATAATTTATTCAAAGATTTAGGATTATGTTATGCAGAAGGATGTTGTGGTCCGAATACACAATGGATAAAAGAAACTGGGGAATGTATTGCAAATAATTCTTCAAAATCACCACAACAAGATTCACTGTCAGGTGGTGATGGGGGAAATACGGAAGGATTTAAATCGAATGACACGTTAAGTACTTTACCTGAATTTATGCCTGGTAACAAAACTTCCTATGATACGCCAGAAATAGTAAAACCATATGATCCTTTAAATGAACTCAAAAAAAAAACAGAGAGTGATGTAAATGCGGCATTAGATTCTGTTTATAATTCTACTGATATGGAGATTCCCGATATCGATTTTGACGATATAACAAATAACATTACAAATAGTATGCCTGAGAACGAAATTTTAGGAGAAGAACAATCATTCGGTGTGAAATGTGGTTTTACTACTATGAAACAATCTTGTTCGAATACATTATATGCTCCACAATATTCGGATGCAAATCCGTTACTCCCTTCCTTATTTTAAAGCAATGAATAATATATTTCATATAACATATAATTAATATAACTATTAATTATATAGTACAATGGGTACAGTTTGGACCAAAATGTTTGATAATATTAACAAAACAAAAGATGATATGTATAATATGGTCAAATGGCAAAATGAAATGATTGAAGTTGAAAGTGCAAAATTACGTGACCAATATTCCACCGATCAAGCGCGAGTTAAACATATGAATAATAACTTATTGGGATGGAATCAAGTCAATGTCATATTGTGGTTAATCTATTATGTTGTGTTTATAGTGACTTTATATTTGTTATACAATAAACAAAGCGAATTAATAGTACTAACAAAAAACCAAAAGATCTATCTTGGTTTAGGGTTTTTACTGTTCCCTTTTTTGATAACAAGTATCGAAATTTTAATTTATAATTTTTTTATTTTTATTATTAGTCTCATCCAGGGTATTCCTTATCCAAAAGAAGGTGCAAAACAACCTACCTTCTCCTTTTTAGATGCTCTTCCGCCTATTTATTATTAAGATTGCTTTTTTCTCCGTGCATATGTTTTGTTTTTTTTTATTCTTTGTTTCAGTAATCTCAATTTTCCCAGATCAATTGACAAATTCGGTTTAAATTTTTTTTCAATTTCCGCACTACAATTGTTGCATATAACAAACAAGGTATCATATTGATGCGGAAAACTCAAGCAGCAATCGAAACATGTTCCGGTTCCACACCTATCGCAACAATTGATGTGTTTTTTTTCTTCCTCACAAATCTCACATTCATCTTTTCCCCAACTATGTTTAATAAATAGTGAAATGTCTATAGTATCGTCATAAGTTTTACTCATTTTAAAGTATTAGTTACTTATTCTTTAAATCAAAAAAAGACTTCAATTTTATAACATTTTTACGAAATAAAAAAGGGACTAAATCCTTTTTTATTTTTTTATGTATTTTTTCCTCAAAAAAAACAAGATTTATGTAGTAGTTGTTCTGCAAATATGTGAAGATTTATGTCTGTTTTTCACACATGTTGTGCGAATATGTTGTTATCCTTGGAAATGTCAAGAAACGTTTTTTTTTCTTATGTTTTCACA